AAAGGTAGTTGGGCACACCGAGCCGTGGTACACGCCGGCGCTGAGGCTGAAACGCTGGCACCCAACCCAAGCCGGAGATCAGCACCGGTCACTGAACCCCTTGTCTCCCGGTAGCAAAGCAGTTGCCGCCGTTGCCCGCCTCGTGCGGGCTTTCTTATTTGTGAGGTTCCTATGACCGTCCGCGCCAAGTTCAAAGTCCAATCGATCACCACCTCGGCTCGCTGGAATGGCCCCGGCACCATGGGCACTGTCAAGCTCACGCCCGTGACCAGCGGCAGCGATGAGAACAAGAAGTTCTACGAGGCCACCCCCAGCGGTGAGATCACCCTCGGCACGATCAACGAGGAAGCGCTCGCGCAGTTCCCGATCGGCGCTGAGGTCTACGTCGACTTCACGCCTGCTGGTTGAAATGTCCTGCTTCTGCCGTGGGCCGCAGAACGGCGAGCCTCTGTGCCCTTGCGAGATGGTTGGAGTCACGATCAAGAATGGGCGCTATGTGCGACCAGCACGCGATTTGGGCCCAGTTGCCAAGGTGCCCCCTAGCACGTTGCGCGAACGGATCGAGCGGGCGCAAAAGGAAGTCGCTACTTGGTCGAAGCGGAAGAGGGACAGTGTGCAGCTGCAAGGTATGCCTGGAGGCTGGACCGAATAGAACTCTGGCAGGGTCCGCTATAGCGCTACATGCGTCTGTAGTGGCTAAGTGGGCGTGCCCAGCCTGGCCGGAGCCCAACGAATATAGGTGCCGCATGACCGCTACCTCCTTCATTGCTGGCATGAACGCCCTGCAGAAGGAGTTAGACGGCTTGCCCACTGAGGTTGTCCGCCTCATCACCAGCCTCCTGGAGTTGGTAGACGTGCAGCACGGGAACATCCAGACGCTGCTCGTGGCAAACAAGAGACTGCTCGATGTGGTCGATCGGCTGAAGGGGTGAACGATGAATGACTTGCACCTCGGCCGTGCCTACCCAGCAGCCCCCCAAGGAATGAGACCATGTGCCCAGGATGCAAAGCCCGCCGAGAGTGGATCGCCAAGTGGACAGGGATCGCATGGGCCCGTGCCCGTGGACTACCTGATCCCCCTGATCGCCGCACTGCAAGACCAGACCGCAGCCCTCAACCGGCTGGCATCCAGCAACGAGAGTTTGAGCCAGGCAGTGCAGAGCCTGATCGACGAGATGGCGAACGCTGACGAGCATGACTCGGACGCTGAGCCCAGTACCTATCTGGATGGGAGCCGGGTGCGATGACTAAGATTGTCCGAATCGTCCCGCCCGTCTTCAGTGGCAATGGCGTCATGCTCGCCCAAGGCACCAAGGTAATGGTCGGCGACACCGAGATGCCAAAGGTGTTCAAGGTTGAGATGTGCGCTGAAGCAGGCGGTATCTGGACTGCCAAGATCCACTGCTATGTGCAGGCCCTCCCCATGGAAGACCTGCAAGCCAGCATCGTCCGCCATTACAAGGCCCCGATCATCTGGCGCCTGAAGCAGTGGTTTCGCTCGATGACCGGAAGGCATTGGGGTGAGCGCCCAATTCGTTGAGCAGCAGTGCTGCCCTCCATGCGGAGGCCCAGCAACCCGCAACGTGATGCACTGTGAGTATTGCCGGACAGAGTTCGACGACAGCACGAAGGGCATAGACATCTACGCACTCTGCGACTCGGACCCCGAGTACTACGTCGAGCCGCCTGGGACGACAGCCAAGTGAGCGCCAAGTACGACAACACCGACGGCAGGCTTAGAGGCAGGAAGCTCCAAGAGCGCAGGCTAAGGAAGTGGACGCAAGCAGAAGGCAGATGTGCCAAGTGCAACGCCCTCACTCACTACGCTGACCCAAGGGTAGATCCCCAAGGCTTCCACCTCGACCATATCGCACACCTGGACAAGTCCAAGGACGACAGCGAAGAGAACACGCAGGTCCTGTGCGAGCCCTGCCACCTCATCAAGACCGCGCAGGACATGGGTCATCGCGTGAAGGTGAAGGTCGGTCTGGATGGATGGCCTGAATGAGAACTCATCGCATCGAACGCAGGAATGCACCAATGTGGTGCGACGAGGATGGCGGGGGGAGTTTGTTGGAGAAAAGAGACATCTCTTGGAAACCGCGCCCAACCCCTTCTTTTCACATCTCCAATTCACAGGACGACCGTAATGCCACGAGCTAGGACGCCGCTGGCTAAGGCGAAAGCGGCCGGCGCGGACATCATTCATCCCGAGCGATTCAAGGACCGGAAGGGGCCGAAAAAGTCTCGTGCAGTCGGCGCGCCATACGCTTCGATGAGTGCGACTGAGAAGAAGGCGTGGGCGGAGTATCAGGCGGAGTTGCCATGGCTGACAGCAAGCCATCGCACCCTGTTGCGCCTGGCGTGCTACTGGACAGCGAAGATGGATGAGAAGGACTTCGGGGTGAGTGCCACGCAGGCGCTGAGCTCGATTCTGTCGAAGCTGGGTGCAACGCCAGTCGATGAGACCAAGGTGGACCATGGCGACGACGAAGACGAAGACCCCGCTGATCAGTTCTTCGCCCGAACGAGCTGAGGCATACGCGCTGGCCGTGGTGGCTGGCGAGATAGTGGCGGGCCCGCATGTGCGGAACGCCTGCAGGCGGCATCTGCTGGACCTCAAGGTCGGGCATGAACGTGGAATTGTGTTCGACGCGAAGGCCGCGCAGTTCGCGTATGAATTCTTCGAAGGCGTACTGAAGCTGTCGGAAGGGCAGTTCGAAGGCAAAGATTTCAAGCTCCACGCGAGTCAGGCGTTCATCGTCGGATCCCTGTTCGGATGGAAGCGAGCGGATGGCACCCGCCGATTTCGGCGCGCGTTCATTGAGCAAGGCAAGGGCAACGGGAAGAGCCCGCTCGCCGGCGGCATCGGCCTGTATGGCTTGACGGCAGATGGCGAGGCTGGCGCCCAGGTGTACGCCGCTGCGGCCAAGAAGGAGCAGGCGGGCATTCTGTTCGCCGATGCCGTGAAGATGGTGAAGGCCTCGAGCGGGCTGAAGAAGCGGCTCGAGTTCTCCGGTGGTGAAGGGCGCGAATACAACATCGCCTATCACCGGAACAGCAGCTTCTTCCGGCCAGTCTCGCGCGATACAGGGAAAACGGGTTCTGGCCCGCGGCCATTCTTCGTGCTGGCTGACGAGGTGCATGAGCTGCCGGATCGCAAGATCATCGAAATGCTCGAGCGGGGCTTCAAGTTCCGTCGGCAGCCGCTGCTATTCATGATCACGAACAGCGGCAGCGACAGAAATTCAGTGGCTTGGGAGGAGCACGAGCACGCAGTGAAGGTCGCTGCGGGGCACACGGAAGCGGTCAACGATCCGACTTTTGTCGGCGAGGTGATCGACGACACCACTTTCAGCTATGTGTGTTCCCTGGACGATGGGGATGACCCGCTGCGCGATCCGTCTTGCTGGGTGAAGGCCAACCCGCTTTTGGGTGTGACGATCACAGAGAGCTATCTCTCCGACGTGGTGGCGCAAGCCAAGGCCATTCCGGGACAGTTGAACGGCATTCTCCGGCTGCATTTCTGCATCTGGACCGATGCTGAGACGGCGTGGATGGCGCGGTCGACGTTGGAGCCGGCGCTTGTGGACTTCGACCCGAAGGAACACGAGAGGGCAAAAGTTTTCATTGGGCTGGACCTTTCCCAAAACCGGGACATCACGGCCAAGGCGTGTGTGGTGCAAACCGGGTTCAACGCAGAAAAGAAGCCGACTTTCGACGCATGGATTGAGGCCTGGACCCCCGGCGACACGATCCAAGCCCGCGAACTGCGGGACAAGATCCCGTATACGGTTTGGAAGAACCAAGGCCACATCCACGCGCCGTCCGGCGAGAACATCAACTATCGCCACGTTGCTCAGGCGCTGGCAGAGGACGCGGATCAGTACAACGTGCAGCTGGTCGCATACGACCGGTTTGCATTCAAGCGCTTCGAAGAGGATGTGATCGAGCTCGGCCTGAGCCTTGAGTTCATCGAGCACCCACAAGGCGGAACAAAAAAGGGCTTCCCGACCGAGGCCATGAAGAAGGCGGCTGAGGCGAAGAAAGAAAAGGCAGAGGGGCTATGGATGCCCGGATCGCTTCGCCTGCTCGAAGACGCATTGCTCGAGGGGCGAATCAGGTTGAAAAAGAACCCCGTACTTGTCTCCGCAATGATGTCCGCGGTCATTGAAGAGGACAAATGGGGCAACCACTGGCTGGCTAAAACCCGGTCCATCAACAAGATCGATGCGGCCGTTGCTCTGGCGATGGCCTTCGGGGCAGCGAACGCAATGGCAACGACGCCTAGAAAGCTGGTGCTCGCAACCGCGGGCTAGAACATGGCCTGCAAATGCATTGATCGTCAGCGCTGGATAGTCCAGAAGCTGTGCAAGAACGGACTGTCGGTGCTGTGCCGCAAGGCTACCGCCCGGCTCGAGCGCATGGAGGCGCAAGCAAAATGAAAATCGACCGCGCATACAGCCTTCTGGAAGTGAAGGCGATGGACGAGGACAGCCGGACCATCACCGGGATGGCTACCACGCCGGAAACCGATCGCGTCGGGGACATCGTGGACCCTTTGGGCGCGTCCTACGCCAAGGAGATCCCGCTGCTGTGGCAACACCAGCACGACAAGCCCGTAGGCATGGCTACTTTCGGCAAGGCAACGAAGAGCGGTATTCCGTTCACTGCCAGTCTCCCCATCATTGCTGAGGCCGGCGCGCTCAAAGACCTGGTGGACATGGCGTGGCAGTCGGTCAAGGCCAAGCTTGTGCGCGGCGTATCGATCGGCTTCCGCGCCCTTGAGTATTCGTTCATGGACGAAGGGGGCATCCGCTTCGTCAAGACCGAGATCTATGAACTCTCTCTGGTGACGATCCCGGCGAATGCGTCGGCCACGATCCAGACCATCAAAGCAATGGACAGCCACCGGGAAGCAACCCGCGGTGTCCGACTGATCACCCGCGCCGCCGAAATGCCGCGCGACCTGAAAGGCGCGATCCCTCTGATCCGCCGCTGACCGACCGGCTCGCCGTTGCACGCGGGCCCGCTGAGTCACTTTCCAACCATTTGGCCGCCTTCGGGCGGCTTTTGCATTTCAAGGAGCCAATCATGGCAAAAACGTTCGCAGAACAACTGGCCGATCTGAAGGCCACCCGTGCTGCCAAGCACGACGAGATGAAGGCCATCGGCCAGAAGTCGGTCGACAAGAACACGTCGATGGACACGGCCGAAGCCGAGCAGTTCGATACGCTCGACGGCGAAATCAAGCGCCTCGACGCGGACATCGCTCGCATCGCCAAGCTCGCCGAGATGGACAAGGAAACGCTCAAAGGCGTGACCGACACCGAACAGCGCGAGCTGCCGGCCCGCGGCGGTAGCGATCTCGCACCGCTGCAACTGCGTGAAGGTCCGGAAAAGCTCGAGAAGGGTATCGCCATGGCGCGCTACGCCATGTGCCTGATGAAGGCCAAGGGCAACCACCAGCTGGCTTTCCAGATGGCCGCCAAGCACTTCCCGAAGACCGAAGGCGTCGTCAAGACCCTGAAGGCCCAAGCCGAAGGCGCAAACCTGCAGTCCCTCATGCAAATGAAGGCGACCGTGGCCGCCGGCGACACGCTGAACGCAACCTGGGCCGCGCCCCTCGTCGACGCTGCTACCTTCGGTGGCGACTTCATCGAGTTCCTGCGCCCCCGTACGCTGATCGGCCAGGCCAACTTCCGCCGCGTGCCGTTCAATGTCCGCATCGCGGCTGCGACGGCCGGCGGCACGGCTTACTGGGTTGGCCAGGGCAAAGCCAAGCCTGTGACCTCGTTCGGTTTCGGCGACACCACGGTTCCCTTCACGAAGGTTGCCGCAATCGCCGTGATCACGCAGGAACTGGCGCGCTTCTCGGATCCGAACGCAGAAGTGCTGGTGCGCGACATGCTGGCTGACGCCGTCATCGAACGCATCGACGTCGACCTGCTGGATCCCGACAAGGCCGCGGTTACCAACGTGTCGCCCGCCGGCCTGCTGAACGGCGTGACCCCGGTTGCCACCGGTGCCATCGATCCGGGCGATCCGGTTTCGGTGCGCTGCGCAATCGCGCTGCTGTGGGCTGCCTGGGATTCGACGTACCTCGGTGCGCGCCCGGCTTACTACACCACCCCTGCGGTGGCTCGTATGCTGGCCTTCTCGCGCGATCCGCTCGGCACCCGTGCATTCCCCGAGATGACCCCGCAAGGCGGTTCGCTCGACGGCGTGCCGGTGCGCGTGTCGCAGTACCTCGCCAACAACGGCGGTTCCGGCGGCGCGCTTTTGGCGCTGATCGACGAAGCGGAAATCTTCCTGGCCGACGACGGTTCGGTGACGGTCGACGCTTCCGAGCAGGCCAGCATCGAAATGTCGGATACCCCGGCAGGTTCGAGCAATCCGACGGTCGCTGCATCTAGCACGAACCTGGTGTCCATGTGGCAAACGGATTCCCTGGCTTTGCGGGCCGAACGGTTCATCTGGTGGGGCAAGCGTCGTGCGGGCGCGGCGCAATGGATTGATGGTTTCCCAACGTCCTGCTAAGCGGTAGACTGACGACGCGACAGGCCTAGGGTCATTCCCGAAAAGCCGCTCCCCAGCGGTCTGGCTTGTCGTCTTTTAACTGGGGCGTTCTTGGGGAAGAACATGGTTTACATCTACGGGCTTAAGTGCCCGGTGGCTGGCGTCGTTCGTTACGTCGGCAAGTCGATCAATCCGCAGAAGAGACTGATCGCACATCTAACCGGTGCCAGAACAGGCGCCTACAAACATCACACTTCTGCATGGCTGAGAAAGGTCATCGCGGAAGGGCTGCTGCCCGAACTCGTCATCCTCGAAGAAGTTCAGCCCGGCCAGGATTGGCGCTCCATTGAACGTGCCTGGATCGAAAAGGCACAGCTGGCAGGGTGGCCTATCACCAACTCGACAGCCGGTGGCGAAGGACTCGATTACATCGACCCGGCAGCCAAGGCGCAATATCTGAAGAACCTCTCCGAAGCGGTCAAGCGGAGAATGCAAACGCCTGAGGGGCGTGCCAACGTAGAAAAGATGCGATTGGCAGGTTGGACTCCAGAAATTCGAGCCAAACGCAAGGCCGGACTCAAGGAAGCATGGCGCGATGCGGAAAAGAAGGCCGCCTGGGACGCCGCACGCGACCGCATGGCGCGCGACCCAGAAGCCCAGCGGAAGCGCGCGGAAGCCTTACAAGCGAACTGGGCGGCCAACCGCGATGCGATGGTCGCCAAGATCTGGACGCCAGCAACGCGCGCAAAGCAAAGCGCAGGCCGTGTGGCCAGTTGGGCCGATCCCGAAACCCGTGAACGCCTGATGAACCGGTGGACACCTGAAGCCCGCGCGAAACAGGCCGAAGAACTGGCCACCCGCCAGGCCAAGATTCAAGCAGCCAGAACGCCAGAGGTCCGCGCCAAGCAAGCCGCGGCGCTGAAGGCGACCTGGGCGAAGCGCAAAGCGGCCAAGCTGGCAGCAACTGCCGAATAGGAGATTCAATGGAACAAGTCGATTTCACTTTCCGCCGCGGCGGCCGAACGAAGACCGTGACGGCTACTCAGGCAAAGGTTCTGCAGCGCGCCGGACTCGGCACCTACCAGACCCGCGACATGGCATTTCAGCCAGGCGTTACCAAGCCTATGAAAGCTGCCCCGGCACCGGTTGCCGCGCCAGCGCCCGACGCTGTTGCTGCACAAGCCGATGACGTCTCCAGCGACGGGCTCGACGCCCTCGATAAAGACCAACTGCACGCCCTCGCGAAAGAGCGCGGCGTGAAGGTCCATCACATGGCCGGCGCCGACAAGGTGCGTGCCGCCCTGCGCGAGGCTGTATGAAATTTTCCCGCGTCGTTGCCGTCCTGAATGCCTTTGGTGCCGCATTGTTTGGCATCGCTGAGCATGCCGTGTCCGCACTGGCGTGGTTTTTGATTCTTGGTCTCGGCGGCACCGCAATGATTGTCGCCGGCGTGTTCCTCCTCTTTGGTGCCGGATGGGCATTCATCACTGGAGGCGTCTTCATGCTGATGGGTTCGGCATTCATTCGGAAAGGCATGAATGTCTAACTTGAGCATTTTTTCTGCGGTGGCAAACGCCACGCAGAAGCGCGTGCCCGACAGCCTCAGCACGGTTGATGGCGGCTGGCGCAATGGGTGGAAACGTATTCTTGAGCCGTTCGCCGGGGCCTTTCAGCAGAACGTCGAGGAAAAGCGCGGCGACTTGCTCACGTATCCGACGTTGTATGCATGCGAATATCGAATCTCTTCGGACATTGGGAAATTGCCCTTCCGACTTCGCCAACGGAGTGACAACGGCGTCTGGAAAGACGCCACGAATCCGGCATATGACCCGGTGCTCCGCAAGCCGAACAACTTTCAGACTGCTGGGCAGTTCCGCGAGTACTGGGTCCTGTCGAAACTCAATCAAGGGAACACCTACGTACTGAAGCGGCGTGACGCGCGCAATGTCGTGACAGACCTCTATGTGCTCGATCCTTGCCGCGTTCTGCCCATGGTTTCGGATGCCGGCGAGGTCTACTACCAGCTGTACACCGACCCTCTGAACACGCTGCCGGAAGGCTATCCAGCGACCGGCCTTATCGTGCCCGCGAGCGAAATCATCCACGACCGGTGCATGACGCTTCACCATCCGCTGATTGGCATTCCGCCGTTGGCTGCGGCCTACTGGCCGGCGCTGAAGAACATGAAAATCATGCGCAGCGCGACCGAGTTCTTCGCGAACAACGCGCAGCCAGGCGGCATCCTGACGGCCCCAGCGGGCATGTCTGACAAGGATGCCGAAGACGTGAAGGCTTACTGGAATACGAACTTCACAGGGTCGAACGCAGGCAAGGTTGCCATCATCGGCGCCGACATGAAGTTCACTGCGTTTGCCATGAAGTCGATCGACTCCCAAATGGTTGAGCAGATGCGCTACTCCGACGAGCAAATTTGTCAGCCGTTTGGAATTCCTCCATTCATGGTTGGGATCGGCACCATCCCTTCCGGTCTCGGCGTCGACGGCGTGTACCAGCTCTACTACCAAAACGCCCTGCAGACGCACATCGAGCATATGGAAGCGCTGCTTGATGATGGCCTGAAGGTCATCTCTGGGCTTGGCATCGAGTTGGACCTGGAGCCACTCCTGCGCATGGATGAAGCTAAGCGCGCCGAGGTCGAAGCCAAGCTGGTCGGCGGCAAGATCAAGACACCAGACGAAGGCCGTCTGCGGTTCAATCTGGCGCCCACCGGCGGCGGCGACACCCTTTGGGGCCAGAACCAGGACTACCCGCTCGGCATGCTGGCTGATCGCAAGGAGTGGGACCCGAACATGCAGCCTCCGGCCCCTGCGCCGGCGCCCGCCCCTGTTCCGGAGCCCGAGCCGGCCGCCGCAGAACCCAGCGAAGAAGACAAGGCGCTGATCGCAGAAGCCCGCGCGATCGTCGCGACACAAAAGGCCATCGCGGCCATGCGCAAAGCCGCACAACCGGAGGCCAAGAATGTTTGATCCAGAGAAGTTCGGCGAAGCCATGGGCGCCGCAATCCGCGAGGCCGTCGGCCCGCTGGAAAAGCGCATTGACGAATTGCAGAGCCAGATCAACGCCGCGCCCAACTTCGAAGCGATGGTGCAGGAAGAGGTCAGGAAGCGCCTCGCTGACATTCCAGAGCCGAAAAACGGCAAGGATGCCGACATGGAGGTCGTGCGCCAGTTGGTTGCAGACGCAGTGGCTGCGCTTCCGGTGCCAAAAGAAGGCAAGCCGGGCGATCCTGGCAAAAGTCTCACACTGGACGACGTTCGTCCGCTCATGGATGAAGCCATCGCGAATCTTCGCAAGGATGCCGATGCAGCCATTGCCGAGCCGGTTCAGCTGGTCGAAAGGGCATGCGACAAGGTTCTCGAGCAACTGGGCGCGCTGAAGCAGCCTGAAGACGGCAAGAGCGTCACGGTCGATGACGTCGCGCCGCTCATCCGTAGCGAGATCGAAAGGGCCGTGGCCGCGATTCCCGCTCCGAAAGATGGGCTCGGCGTGGCTGGTGCCATGATCGATCGCGATGGTGCTCTACAGATCACTCTGACGAATGGCGAGGTGAAGAGCCTTGGCCTGGTGGTCGGAAAGAACGGTGACGACGGACTCAGCCTCGACGGCTTCGAACTCGAATACCTGTCCGAATCGCACGAGATCTCGGTGAAGGCGACAGCTGCTGGCCGGGTGAAGGAACTGCGCTATCCAGCTGGTGGCATCCGCCCGGGCGGCTACTGGCGCGAAGGCACGAAAGCGCAGCCGAACGAAGCTTGGGTGCACGACGGCTCGCTCTGGATCGCCAAGACAGCGACGGCGGCAAAGCCTGAGTCTCGCAGCGAAGACTGGATCATCGCGGCACGCAAGGGCCGTGACGGTGAGACTGTCGTCAAGACGGTGAACGCCGGGCCGGCGCTCCCCATCAAACTGCAAAGCTGACCATGGCCGATCTCGTCACCATCGAGCAGGCGCGCGCCCACCTCCGGACAGACACGCTCGCGGACGACCAATGGCTGACCACCTGGATCACTGCGGTGAGCAGCGCTGTATTGACATGGCTGAAGAACGATTGGCGCGCATACGTGCTTGCAATGGATGCCTCTGGTGCCGTCATCGTGGATAGCAACGACGAACCGATCCCTTTCGAGGACTCTGGCGGCCTTGTGGTTAAGCCGGTTGTGGTGGCTGCGGTGCTCGTCGAATTGGCCCAGCAATACCGCTACCGCGACGGCTCAGATGCCGCTGCAGTGCCTTCGCATTGGGGCCATGGCTATGTGCTCGGCGCCGGCGCTACCAGCCTGCTTTCGGCGCTCAGAAAATCCACGGTGGCGTAAATGAGCATCGAAGCCGGTCGTCTCCGCCACCAAGTCCGGATCGAGCAGAGTGTGCTCGTGGTCGATTCGAACGGCGATGCCATTCAAGATCCGAACACCGGCGAAACGACGAACGAGTGGATAGAGGTTGCGACGGTCTGGGCTGCGATCGAGCCGATCAGCGGGCGCGAATTCATTCAGAGCCAAGCGACACAAAGCCAGATAACCGCGCGTATCGTCATGCGGTTCCGTGAAGGCATCAACGCTGCGATGCGGCTGGTTCATGTGCGCCGGAACATGGCTGACACGATCTACAACATTCACGCGCTGCTTGCGGATAAGGAATCCGGCCTAGAGTACATCACCATGCCAGTCTCAACCGGCGTCAGCGACAGCGGGCAATGAATTTCGCGGTGCTGGCGACGGGCCAGAGCTTGTCGCAGGAGCAAGCCGACGCAGTGCAGGGGCGATGCAAGGTGATTGCAGTCAGCAATGCCTACAAGTTCGCCCCGTGGGCAGATGCACTGGTCAGCTGCGATGCCTCATGGTGGAAGAACAATCCGGAGGCTTTGGATTTTCCCGGCCGGAAGTTCACCACCGCGCCGGATTGGCAGGCACTTTCGGAGCTCGAGCGCGTGCCCGGTGTGGCCAGCGGAACGAACTCAGGTCTGCTGGGGTTGATGGTGGCGGTTCAGATGGGCGCTACGCGGATTCTGATGCTTGGATATGACCTGCACGGGACGCACTTCTTTGGGCCCCACCCGGAACCTCTCAGGAACCCCAACGCGGCCCGGTTCGATGTGTTCAAGAAGCAGTTCGAACGGTACAAGCCGCGTGGCGTGGAGATCATCAACTGCACGCCAGACTCGGCGTTGCGCGCGTACCCAATGGGTGATCTGGAAGAACAACTTGCCATTTGCACAGTGTCTGCTGCCTGACGGGCCCAACTACCACCGCACGGCCTTTGTAGAGGGCTTGGAGGCGGTCGGTCTGCAGGTGGCCCGCCGCGTCGACCGCCCAGCGCCCGGCGACGTGCTGGTGCTCTGGAACCGTCCCGCAGCAAAGGAAGTCGAGGGTCGGCGCTTCGAAAGCGCCGGCGCCCGCGTGATGGTGGTGGAGAACGGCTACCTCGGGAAGAACTGGAACGGCCAGAAGTGGTTCTCGCTGGCATGGGGTCATCACGCAGGAGCGGGCATGTGGCCGGATCATGGCTCGGACCGCTGGGACTCTTGGGGCGTTCAGATGGCGCCATGGCGTACAGACGGTTCAGAGATGTTGATCCTCGCGCAGCGCGGGATTGGCGAACCTGGAATCGCATCGCCGAGAGGGTGGGCCGAATCGGTTCAGCAACGCATTGGAGGGCGAATTCGGAGTCACCCTGGCGCAAACGCGCATCCCGTACCGCTTCTGGAGGATCTCGCTAACGCATCGTCTGTTGTGACTTGGCACAGCGCTGCAGCGCTTCATGCGTTGCTGTTGGGTGTGCCTGTGTGGCATGCCTTCGATCGTTGGATCGGCGCTGACGCAGCGCGGCCGCTGTCGGAATTTGGATCCGAGCCGCGAAAGGATGATGCCCGCCGGTTGTCGACCATGCGTCGAATGGCCTGGGCAATGTGGAATGCCGAAGAAGTGCGCTCCGGTGCAGCGTTCAGGAGCCTCATGTGCACGTCCTGATCACGGGAAAAGGCACGTCGGGCTCTTGGCTGATCAGAGGTGTGCAACTAGGCGGCGTGATGCGCGCCACCGTGACCCCGAATGCCATCGACATGGCGGCCTATGACGTGGCAGTGCTGGTGAAGCGGCCAACGGCTGATCTTTTGCAACGTCTCCACCGTTCTGATGTGCCGGTGATCTGGGACGTAGTCGATGCGTGGCCACAGCCGGCGGGCAATGTCTGGGACAGGGCGCGCTGCATGGAATGGATGGCCGATCAGGTGAAAGCAATCCGACCAGCTGGCATCGTGGCCGCCACCAAAGCGATGGCCGCTGACTGCGAGCGATTCGGCGTGCCGGTCCTGGCGCTGCCGCACCACGCACGCCCGGGCCTGCGCATGAATCCGATCCGGCCCGTCAAGGTGGTTGGCTACGAAGGCGGCGAGCAATACATCGACCGCTGGCGCCCGGCGATTGAGGCTGAATGCGCGCGGCGTGGCTGGCAGTTCGTGATGCAGCCGGCCGAGCTGTCAGACGTCGACGTCGTTCTTGCGCTGAGGGACTCAAGCGGCTACGCGCCGCGTAATTGGAAATCGAATGTGAAGCTGGCGAACGCGCAAGGAAGCGGAACGCCGGTGATCTGTGGCCGCGAGGCGGGCTATCTCGAGACTCAATCCGGCGCTGAGCGATGGGCCGATACGCCCGAGGAACTTTGTGCCGCCTTCGACTCACTGGAGTCGACGGAAGAACGCCTAGCGGCATCGCGCCAACTGAAAGAAGCCGCGCCCGGCATCGACTCAATCGCAACCACTTATCTCCAATGGATTCAATCGAAATTCTGAGGGCGCACGCCCCGTCATCCACTGGCGAGCCGATGCTTGCAGCGATTGCGGAGGCCGCCCGAGCAGCAGGAGACTCGGCCACAGAAACGAAGGCCTACGAAGGAAAGAGCGATTGGCTTGTCCTGTTCGGGGTTGGTGCGGCAGTGAACGATGCCGCTCGCAATGCCCAACTGAGCCGCGGCGGCAGGGTGTTGATTTGGGATCTCGGCTACGTGGACCGCAAGAAGGTCGTCGGCCACCTTCGCATGTCGATCGACAGCGACCACCCGCAGCAATGGCTGGACCGGACGGAGCCGAATCCTGAGCGCTGGGCTTCGCTCGGTGTGAAGTTGAGGAACGATTCGAACCCGACGGGGCCGATCTTGCTGATCGGCCTCGGGCGGAAATCGCGGGCATACCTGAACGAGACGATGTGGGAGCGAACGGCGCACGCCAAGTTACGCGCCAGGTTTCCCGACCGGCGGGTCATCTTCCGGCCGAAGGGCAGAGACGCCTTGCGGCTGAAGTGCGAGTCTGATGCGACGACACCGATAGATGAACTGCTGCGCGACGCATCGCTGGTGGTGTGCAGGCATTCGAATGTGGCTGTAGACGCGGCCATCGCAGGCGTCCCATTCGAGGCCGAGAACGGCGCCGCTCTGTGGCTGCAGCAAAGAGATTTCACACCAGCAAACCGGCTGGAATTCCTTCAGCGCCTGTCCATGTGGCAGTGGCGATCAACAGAAGCCGCGCAGGCCTGGGCCTTCGCGAAAGAGGTAGCGAGCAAATGAAACTGAACATCGGTTGCGGCAGCCGTAAGGTCCCCGGGTTCACGGGTGTGGATGCGGTGGCGGAACGCACAGCCGCCGAAATCGTCGCTCGAGCCGACAACATTCCGCTCGCGGACCAATCGGTCGACGAGATCATGGCCATCCACCTATTCGAGCACTTCTACCGGTGGGAGTGCGACACGGTGATAGCGGAATGGAAGCGTCTGCTTAAGTCGGGCGGCGTCCTCACGTTGGAGCTCCCGAACCTGAAGAAATGCTGCGAGAACATCCTGAGCGGTCGCATGGAAGGCGGCAAGCACGCCGACCAACTGAGCTACTGGGGTTTGTACGGAGACCCGCGTCACGGTGACCAATTTATGGCACATCGTTGGGGCTGGACCCCCGAAACGCTGAAGGAATTTCTCACGGAGCACGGCTTCGTGAAGATCAAGGAAGAACCGACGCAGTGCCACCCGGCCGGCCGGCTTCATCGCGATATGCGGATCGTTGCTCGCCGGGGCTAAACATGATCAATCTTTTCTGTGGCCACGACGAACGAGAGGCCGTCGGGTGGCACGTCTTCGCCCATAGCGTCATCAAGCGTACGAGCGTGCCGGTGCGGATCGTGCCACTGGCTTCTCACGGGCTGCCACAGGGTTCGAACAGTTTCACCTTGTCGCGCTTCCTAGTGCCTTTCCTTATGGGATTCCAAGGTCATGCGATCTTCGTTGATGCCGCGGACATGCTGATGCTTGGTGATGTGGCCGAACTTGATGCACTGTTCGACCCGGCCTATGCAGTCCAGGTTGTGAAGCACCCCGACTACGTGAGCGCACACAAACGGAAGTACGTGGGCACCGAGATGGAGTGCGCTCAGAGCAACTACAGCCGGAAAAACTGGATGTCAGTGGCCGTCATAAATTGCGGCCATTCCGCATGGTTCGGCCTGACGCCTAAGGCAATCTCGCTGATGCAGCCGTTGGAACTTTTGCAACTTCAATCGCTGCTGGATCAAGAAATTGGTGATCTGCCGACGAAGTGGAATGTACTCATAGATGAAGGCCAGGAGCCGGACGGCGCAAAGATCCTTCACTGGTCGAGCGGCATCCCAACTTTCAGGCATTACCGAAATGCAAGATGCTCCGCAGATTGGTTCAACGAATTCGAATCGATGACGGACGCTAAGCAGGCGGCTTAGCGCGCTTGATAGCGTTTCGCAGCCACGACATTCCAAGTGAATCGAGTTTGGCCCACTGTGAGGCGGTCAAACGAATTGATCTAACGATGAGCTTTTCTTCTGGTGGCGTCGGCGGACGGCCTGGTGCGCGTTTCTGTTCCATGTGCGAATTGTAGTTGTTGTTTGTGTGTTCCATAAATGCCAATTGTTGTGTTACGATAAAGCATGACAAAAATCAACACTCAACTCCAGCGCCGTAAGTCTGCCGAGCAGCGATTCAAGGAAAAGCGTTCTGAAACCGATGGGTGCTGGGAATGGACAAGCGCCATTGGTTCCAGAGGCTATGGAATCTTCTGGGCTGGGGGCGACCGTAGAAGTGTGATGGCGCATCGCTATGCGCTGGAGTTGTCGCTAGGTAGGCGTCTCCCGGATGATTTGTTGGTTATGCACTCATGTGACAACCACAAATGTGTAAACCCGGACCATCTCTCCCTCGGTACTACGCGCGATAACGCAATTGATGCAAAGGAAAAGGGGCGCTTGGCAGCTGGCGAAAGGAATGGTGGAGGCGGGAAGTTGAAAGCTTCGGATATTCCAACCATTCGAGAAACCGCTGGTGCCATCTCTGGCGCTGAAATGGCTCGACGCTTGGGAGTCAGCAGACAAGTTATCAATGCGATTCGCAGGGGTGAAATTTGGAAAGGCAAGCATGGCTGATTTCGACTTGAGCGTGACCATGACCGGCCTCGATAGCGTCCTGGCGAAGATTCAGGCCGTTAAGTACGACGTCGCAAAGAAGGGCGGGCGCTTCGCGCTGCGCAAGGCCGCGCAAGTGATGGTCAAGTCTGCCCAGCAGAGCGCCAAGCGCATTGATGACCCGGAAACCGCGGCAGACATTTCGAAGAACATCGTTGAGCGGTGGAATGGTCGGCTCAATAAGACGACTGGCGATCTAGGCTTTCGAGTTGGCGTCCGCGGCGGCGCTGGTGGAAACAAGACATCGTCTCAACTCGATGGCCTGCCAGGCAAGGACACAAGACACTGGCGTTATGTCGAGTTCGGCACTGAAAAAACCGCCGCTCAGCCGTTCCTCGTTCCCTCTTTCAAGGCCAATTTGCAGACTGCGACGAACACCTTCATCGTTGAGTATGGGAAGGCTCTTTCTCGTGCGATCAGCAAGGGGAGCAGGACACCATGATGCCGCCGATCTTCTCGACAGTGAACGTCTCTGCAGTGCAAGCGCTGCTGAAGACAGGAACAGGGCCGCTGCGCTTCTATGCGTGGGGTCTCGCTCCCGACACCGTTGATAAGCCCTATGCCGTTTGGCGCCAGGTGTTCGGACAACCTCAGAACTACCTCGGGCAGCGGCCGGACATTGACTCTTTCACTACGCAGATCGATTGCTATGCCGCCGATCTGCCAGGACAGGGCGCTGCGAAGGCGAGAGCCATCGCTGACGCCATCAGCTACGCCATCGAAGGCGCGGCCTATGTGACTTCTTGGATCGGCGAATCGAGAGACCCGACCACGAAGAACTATGTGTGCACGTTCCAGGCTGACTGGATCGTTCCTCGCTGAACTGAAAATCCCCATCTGAAGCCCGCCTCGTGCGGGCTTTTTCGTTTCCCCAACCGCCCACTTCGGGCATTCACCACCAGCCGCGTAACAGCGGCTTTTTTTATGTCCGAAAGGCAATCATGAAACTGTATCGCCCCCTTATCAGCCTCGCTCTTTGCGGCTTGGCCCTCGTGTCGCTCGGAGCGCAAGCTGCGGGCGTTGATGTTTCCGGATTCGTCTGCGCCCATGCCGAGCTATTCGCAGGCTTGAGCATGCTGGGCTTCGCTGGCTCGGTGAAAACGCAGGGAAGCGAACTGTGGTTCCTCGATCCCGAAACCGAAGATCCCGTCAAAGTCGGATGCATTACCACGCTGAGCGGCCTCACTGCAGCCCGTGACCAGATCGAGACTACTTGCCTCGACTCCAGTGCGCGCACCTACGAAGCCGGCATGGCCACGCCAGGCGCTGCGACCTTCACAGTCAACTTCGACCCAGCCGACAACTCGCACGTTCGCCTGCATGAGCTTTATGTGGCCGGCACGAAGGTTGACTGGGCGCTCGGCTGGAGCGACTACACGCCTCCGATGCCTGCCGCGGGCCCAACCCCGTCCGGCGACTCTGCCGGCAACTTCAACCTGCCTAGCACGCGCAGCTGGATCACTTTCAACGGCTACGTCTCGGACCTCCCGTTCGACTTCGCGCTGAACACGGTGGTGACTTCCAACATCTCGGTGCAGGTCTCTGACTTCCCGGTACTGGTGCCCAAGGCATGAACCTCGCAGAACTCATGACGGCTGGCGGCTTCGTTTCCGAAGTGCCAGTGAAGAAAGAGATCGTCTGGGCCCGCAAGGGCCCGGATGGTGCAGACACCGAAACCAAGTTCGATGTGTTCGTCCGTCGCCAATCCTTCGGCGCGATCGAAGTGATCTATGGCAACGAGACGGACCGATCGAAGATGGCCCGCTACATCTGCGAGTCCATTCGTCTCGGTGACAAAGGGACCGATGAGATCCCCTACGAGAAGGCCGTGATGCTCGATCCAGCCCTCGGCACCTTGTTGGTGAAGGCCATCAACGAGGTCAACGGCATCGGGAGTGCTGCGCCAAAAAACTGACGTCCACCGACGAACTCTGGATGGAACTCGTCCTTAGAGGCGTCGGTGGCCGAACGATTGAAGAGGCGAAGCGCAATGTCACCTATCGCGAGTTCTCGCTATGGCGGCTCTACATCGACAAGCACGGCTTGCCAGCGCTCGGTGTCGAAGCAACCCAGAGCGCGATCGCAATGCTGACGTGGCGCGTTGACCGCGCTGCTGGCGGTACATCAGAAATCTCTGACTGGATGCCAAGCAAGCGGCATGGCGAAGCAGACATTGCAGACATCGCAAAACTGATGGGCGTTAAACAGGTGAAAAAACATGGCTAGTGGCGGCTCCCTCGGTTCGTTGACGTTGGATCTTGTCGCGAAGATTGGTGGATTCACGTCCGGCTTAAGTCAAGCTGAGCGCGAATCTGCCAAGAGCGCGAAACAGATCAGCGACAACCTGAACTCGATCAGCATTGCGAGCTATGCGGTAGGCAGTGCCCTTGGCGATTTCCTCAAGCAGGGGATCACTGCGGCTGTCAATGCCTTTCCTGAGTTGATCGAACAGGCTGCGAAGTTCCAAGACATCGCGGACAAGACCGGTGGTGGTGCCGAAGGGTTCGCAAACTTCGCCGTCTCCGCGAAGGTGGCCGGCGTCAGCATCGAATCCATCGCTGACGCGTCGACGCGCCTGTCGAAGAACTTGAACGGTCTGACGGATGACACCAAGGCGACCGGCGCCGCGCTAAAGGCGCTCGGCATTCCCATCGCCGACTTCAAGAAGCTGGCTCCCGACCAGCAGATCAAATCTCTCGCCAATGCCTTCGGTGGTTTTGCAGATGGTGCTGGAAAGGCTGCCGTCTCATATCAGCTTGTATTCGGCGTTCGTCCCGACGAGATAGAACGGCCCAATGATGGCGATGCTGTCAGAGCAAAAGAAGGCGGTCTCCGAAGCCGCAGGCCATAGCGGCGAAGTGACCGTCGAGAGGATCTCGACTGCCCCGTCGACCTTGAGGAAGGTCACCGTGTCCGTGGAGATTTCAACCACTTCGACATAGAGCCCATCGGCGGTGTGAAGCAACAGCGCCCTGGCGTCCGCATCGAAGAACCCAAGACTGACGTCGCTCAGCAACGTCCACGTCCCGTCGACCTCGATCTGCTGCTGCTCCAGCCGCAGCGAGCCTGCGACCAGGTGATAGGCGCGGGAAATAACGCCGTCGTAGAGCGCGCGCCCGTGTAGTGTCCCCGTGAGGGCTGGGCAGTAGATGTCGTCCGGCAGGATCAACATCTGGGAATCGTTCATCACCTTTAGCGCATAGCGCTCTGTCGCGGGGTCGTAGCAGGCAAGCTGTATGTGCGCTCGGCCGTCATCGTCCGGGCCGTCGTAGATCGCCAGCGTCTCGCCGGACTCGTGATCGATGGCTTCATAAATGATGTCGTCGCCGTCATAGCGAGAGCACACGGACTGGGGGCGATCCTGAGAGCCGATCGCCGGCGTCAGGGCCTGGAAGTTGAGGTCGCTGGAATAGACGGTGCGCGTTGAGCTCAGGGTGCGCACATAGTCATGCCCCACCTGGTAGGAGGTGGCATAGTTGTCGCCGCCCTGGCGAACGGTCGGGACGTGAGCGATGCTTTCCGGGCCGATGATCCCCGTGTAGGTCACGGGCGCAACGTCGGTGCTGTTGAAGTCCATCAGGACCGGCTCGTAGGCCGCGCCGATGCATAGCTCGAACTGCAGCTGAGGCACCCGACCACCAGGGCATTCCAGACCGAAGATGAAGATGCAGATCCGGCCTGTGAACGCGGGGACGTTGCCGACTCCTTCGTAGGTCTCGATCATGGCGACCGGCAGCTGCCCGTCGTAGCCCGGGAGGATGGCGATCGATGCCCATGGGTTCTCTTCGGTGGCCAGCGCCTGGCCGGCAGAAAGACCGGACGAAGCGTCGTAGTTCAATTTCCCGTTGATCCACGCCTTGCGCAGAGTGACGGACGTACCTGGCGGCGGCGTGCGGCCGATGCACCACATGCTCTGGATGAACTGGCGATAGTTGGTGTTTTCGACGCCCCCGCCCTTCCCTCCAGTGGGTTCTTCGGGCAGCTGGATGACATACGTCGACCAGACGCACGTCGCGGAAGGGATGTTGTTGCCCCAGGTCTCTGGGATGCCGTCGCCGTACTTGCTGAGCGACACCTTAATGTCGTCGATGCGATTGGTCTCGGTGTGCTGCTTCGGCTCGAGCAGGCCGCCGACCGCGCCGCCGATGGCCGCCCCCGCGGCAAAGCCGATGCCACCGGTGAAGTAGCCGACGACACCTCCGATGATGGTGCCCCAGGTGCGACCGTCGCTCATGCCACCTTCTCCGGAAAGCGGAAGCAGGCGACGACGCGAGCTCCAACCATCTTCAGCCAGTCATCGCAGAGCCTGTTTTCGACCACGCAGCGAGGCTCCTTCACCTGGGCGTGGATCAACGAGAGGTGCCCGGCAACCGGGTAGTCACCGACGATGCCAATGTGATTGGTCGCATAGCGCAGCACCACCAGATCACCCGGCGCCAGAACGGCCCGCGGGATTTCGACCAGGTGCGCGCGGCAGACGGACAGCATCGCGTCTTCGCTCGCATCGCGCTCATAGTTCGTGATGTCCCAATCAATGAACCCCAGTTCCTTGGCCACTTTGATGACCAGGCCCGCGCAGTCCATGGCGTTATCGGCGCGGGCCTGGTGGCGCCAGCGCGCGCCCAGGAACCTGCGCGCAGCAGCGACGATTTCTTGTTGATGTGTCATGACTGCTGTTCCACCAAGCTACCGAGCCCCAGAATCCGGTTGTTTCCCGGGAACATCGACGGCGGCTCGCCCTGGAAATTGATCACGTTGTTGAACTTGTCCCGGCAGTCGGAGATGCCGGCCGGGAACAGGCCGCCGCGCTCGTGGCGCTTGCGGCAGCCGGGGATGACGGAATACGCCATGCCAACGGTCGGATCTAATGGCAACGGAAGCGCCAGCGTGTAGACGCCGACGGTGAAAGCATGGACTTCAGCCTGCATGCCGGCGTAGGGGCCATCGAGAACTGTGAGAAGTCCAGCGCCGAACCAGTCATCCTCTTCGACGCGGGCACTGTCTGTGAAGGTGCGGCGCGTGGCCACTGCCGTAAGGGTGCTGGTGACGCGCAGGGCCTCGATGTCGACCTTGCACATGGAGTCGCCGAGCTTCGCGCGGCACATCGGTTGGTACACGTCGCCAATCTGCTGCTGCAGGGCCTGCGCAAGGCTCCGGAGTTCGGCATTGAACATCGTCCTGCCGGCTGACACTTGGCCGAGCCACCCGGCCATGAGGGACATGTGCCCCATGCTCAAGTCGCGGTAGTTCAGTTCGAACAAGGTGACGAAAGCGTTGTCCCAAATCCCTCCAACAATCTCTTCTTCGGTCGCGAAGTCCTCCGAGAGAAATCCCGTGACTTCGGTGTTCTGAACCGCTCCATCCGCTTGCGACTCGATGGCGGCAGGACTTACACCCTCTCGCGCGCTGTACGTTTCTCCGAGGTACTCGAAGCTGCGCGAAGTCATGTTCACGCCAACGACAGTGCCGTCCGTTCGTTCGATGCGGAGACACTGGGTTAGCGAGGTCGTATCCTGCGCTTGATGCGAAGCCAGCGCAATCGAGCGCGTCTTCACTCGCGCACCTCATTTAGAACGATTGACGAAACTTGGACGAACAACTCCTGTCCATTGGAATTGACCACCTGACCAGCCAGCCGGTCGGCTCCATAACGTACAGGCACGCGGAACTCGCCGGTCCAGTTGATCTCGGCCGTTGCTGGGAACATGCGCAGAGAACCGCCCGTCGCAGTCAGCCCCGTGGTGTTCAATGAAACAGACACGAGATCCGCTGCCACTGCAGTGACCAACAGGCGCTGCCCATTCAAGAGGCTTGCTGCTGTGCCGGAGACGCCGGTTGGATAAACGTACTGCCCTACCAGCACATTGGGGCTGAAGGCGGAGGCCAAGTCGAACTGATGGGTGGCGCCGACGGTGTGCGTAGTGATCGCCCGGGTCTGATCCGCAGCCACCGTGACGAGGCCTGTGTTTGCGTCCAAGGAACCCATGCTCACCGTCGCGCCAGACGGGCGGCTGATCTTGCGCAGGTACGGATCGATGCTTCCGTATTTCTTGGCAAGTTGGTACACACCAGGCGAGACGTAATACGCCACCCCCTCAGCCCCGCTGACCTCGAAGTCGAGAAAGTCCTTGAACGGAAACGAGTTCAGCCGGCCGCGCACTTCGTTGAAGTGGGAAAGAACCATGTGATAGTCCTCCCGCGACCGAACGGCAGTGCTCACATCATAGGAATACTTCACGTCCTCCCAGACCTGATTGCGCTTTTCGAAGCCACCCTGATTGGCGCCCACGGACGTCAACCATTCAGGCGTGCCAACGGCCCCGATTGCCAAGCACCAGGGAAATTCAACGGCGATGAAGCTCATGTGTTCCTCGCCCCTTGCATCATCTTGCGTTGAGCCTGCGCGGCGATCTGGGTGCCTGTGTTGCGGTTGACCGATTCGGGCACGTTGATGTTGAAGACGTTCCCGCCGCCGAAGTTGCCTCGGTCGAGGTTTGCCACGCCGATGCGTTTTGTCTGCTCGGCCGTCAGCACGTACTCGCCCTTGTGGACGATGCCGGCCGGATCGTTGGCCGCGCCTACGCCGGTGAAGCCACCTGAGGCGAAGCCGAACATGGAGAAGAGGCTTGCGAACATGCCTGCACCAGATGCCCCCTGAGAAGACGCTGAACCACTGCTGCCACCAAACAAGGAACTGAAGAGGCCACCGACGCTATTGCTTCCGCTGCTGCCGCCGAAGATCGACTTGGCCAAGTCCTTCGCAGCCATCTTGGCGATCTCGTTGATCACCGTCTTGGAGAAGTCCTTGAATGCTTCCTGCGCGGTCTTTGTGCCAGTGATGAAGTCGCCCAACGCACTTCCAGCGGCATCGCTGAACATCGTGTTGATCTTGTCCGCGAGTGGATCGATCGTGGCCTTCAGGCCCTCGAGTTGCAGCTTCAGACGTTCGATGGCTTGCGCCTGCTCTGGGGTGCGAGAGGCGGCATCGATCGCTTGGAACTTATCGAGTTGCTCCTGCATAAGCGCGACGGCTTCGCGCCGAGCTTGTCCCGATGCCTTCAGGCTCTCGATCTCGCCCATCGTGCCGCGCTCGCGGGCGATGGTGATGCGCTCTTCAGCAATCTGGAGGTCGCCCTGGGCCAGCGAGAACTGCGATTGCAGTTTGTTGATGTCGGCCTGGGCGAGCGTGTATTGCTTCAGCAGATCGATCTGTTTGATGACTTGCTCGTTCTGCTCAGCCTTGGCCTGAGTGATCAGCTTTTCGTTCGCGGCGTCGAATCGGATCTCGCCGGCGGCGCGCAGATTGCCTTGGAACTCCAGAACCTTCGCATTCACCTCATCGAAGGCATCCTTGACTGCCTTCTGCGCCTGCACCTGTTTGATGCTGGACTCGATCGCCGCGGTGCCGCTGGCACGGTACAGCTTCGCCTTGTCCTCTTCGAGTTTGTTGATCTTGCCCTGCGCGTCGGCAACATCGGTCTGCTTCGAGGCGGCAGCCTGAAACTTCTTCAGTGCGGCGATCTGGTCGTCATAACTCTTGGCTTGTGCAGCCGTGGCTTCGTCGAGATTCCCCTGCAGCTGGGTGTAGTAGTCCTTTACGGACAGCAGACCCTGCGAGTTGTAGAGGTCTAGAACCTTGTTGCGGTCGGCGAGGAGTTCTTTGGCCTGCTCGCCTTGCGCCTGGAAAGCTTTCAGGTCATTCTCAAGAAGCTTCTTCGTTGGGTCGTCTGCCGCCCCTTTCGCACCTTTTTTAGCAACTGGGCTTTCTGGCAGAACGGGGCGGCCATCCTTGACTGTTCCATTTTTCCCAAGATCAACGCGCCGAGGATCGATCGCAGCGAACGACGTCCGCTTCATGGCCGCCAGTTGCGCGTCATATCGCTGGACAAATGTCTTGCCCATCTCAGTGCCGGCGCTGGCAATCTTCCGGCCAAACTCATCCAGGCCATACTTTGCCCTGAAGTCGGCCCCAGTCTTCGAAGCCCCAGCGAAGTCCAGTGAAGCCACCTGGCCAAGCGCCATCGCGCTCTGGCTCACAAAGTCAGTCAGAACCTGAAGTTCTTTGATGCTCTGGGTGACGTAATCAACTGCTTGGGCCAAGGCACGGCCAACATTCTCAGCGAAGATTCGAACACCTTGGTTGTTGGCGAGATCGTTGGCGGCACCACCCAACCCCGTGGCCTGGGAAATGGCCTCCTTCATAGCGCCAGTGAATGCCGTGATCGGCCCAATCGCATTGGTGCTTAGGGCAGATAGCGTCAGCCCGATTTCTGTTCTGAGCCTAGTCTGCGAATCCGAGAAATCGTCCGCCTGCTGGATCATCTTTCCGGTCAGGATAGTGACGTCGCCGCCGTTGTCTGTGTAGTCCTTGAAGAACTTCAAGAGCTCGGTTCCGCCCTTTCCGAAT